AGTACAGGGAGCGACAGGTGTAGATGGTGCTACGGGTATGACGGGTCCGACTGGAGTACAGGGAGCGACAGGTGTAGATGGTGCTACGGGTATGACGGGTCCGACTGGAGTACAGGGAGCGACAGGTATTACTGGTGCCACTGGAATCACTGGAGCCACGGGTATTACGGGTGCCACAGGTATTACGGGTGCCACGGGTATTACTGGTGCCACTGGAATCACTGGAGCCACGGGTATTACGGGTGCCACAGGTATTACGGGTGCCACGGGTATCACGGGAGCAACAGGTATCACTGGAGCAACAGGTATCACAGGTGCCACAGGTATCACGGGGGCAACAGGTATCACGGGTGCAACTGGTGCGACAGGCATCACGGGTGCAACAGGTATCACAGGTGCCACAGGTATCACGGGTGCAACTGGTGCGACAGGCATCACGGGTGCAACAGGTATCACAGGTGCGACCGGTGCCACAGGTATCACGGGTGCCACGGGTATCACGGGTGCCACAGGTATCACGGGTGCCACAGGTATCACGGGTGCCACAGGTATCACGGGTGCCACAGGTATCACGGGTGCGACAGGTATCACGGGTGCCACAGGTATAACGGGTGCAACAGGTATCACGGGTGCCACTGGAATCACGGGTGCTACGGGTATTACTGGAGCCACGGGTATCACAGGGGCAACAGGTATTACGGGTGCCACTGGAATCACGGGTGCCACTGGAATCACTGGAGCCACGGGTATTACGGGTGCCACAGGTATTACGGGTGCAACAGGTATCACGGGTGCCACTGGAATCACGGGTGCGACAGGTATTACTGGAGCCACGGGTATCACAGGGGCAACAGGTATTACGGGTGCCACTGGAATCACGGGTGCGACGGGTATTACTGGAGCCACGGGTATCACAGGGGCAACAGGTATCACGGGTGCCACTGGAATCACGGGTGCGACGGGTATTACTGGAGCCACGGGTATCACAGGGGCAACAGGTATTACGGGTGCCACTGGAATCACGGGTGCGACGGGTATCACGGGTGCAACAGGTATCACGGGTGCCACGGGTGCCACGGGTGTTACAGGTGCCACTGGACCGCAAGGTGCAACGGGACCAATCGGTGGATCGACGACCCAGATTCTCTACAACAGCAACTCAACCACCGCTGGAAGTTCTTCAATGACCTTTAATGCGTTAACTGGAACTACCACATTGAGTTCTCTCACGATCACAAATAACACATCGAATGGAGGAAACGTGGCTATGAATCTCTGTAATATCACGGACATTGGTAGTTCCATATTTTCAGCTGCGGTGACCAATGACATGTTTACGGTTACGTCTGGAACATATGGAACATCGTGGACTTCAAATATTTCTGGAGGAAGGAAGTACTATACATTCTATAGCAACTGTACGATTACATCTATCAGTACTGGAAGTGTTGAATATTTTGCTGTTGGTGGAGGTGGTGGTGGATCTGGTGGAAATCCGTCGTCTGCGAGTGGTGGAGGAGGTGCTGGAGGATTGCAGACGAACGCGTCGTCTTCATCTTTTCAAGTAGCATTCTCAAGTCAGTATCGTGCTATTTCGCCCTTTACCGTCGGTTCTAATTATACGCTTACCATCGGAGCAGGTGGTTCGGCGGGTTCAAACGGTAGTAACACAACAATTTCGGGAGCGGGGGTATTTGTCAATTCTTCAGGCGGAGGTGCAGGCGGAAGTACAAGCGGATTTGCCGGGGGGTGTGGAGGAGGTGGAACAAGTACTGGAGCCCAATATCCTGGAGGAACTGGATCTCAGGGTGGAAGTGGTGGAGCTGGAAATATATCTGGTCAGAGTTATTTCCTCGGTGCTGGCGGTGGTGGTATAGGGGGTAATGGGTTTTCAAATACAAACTCGCCAAACGCGTGTGGTCCAGGAGGATCATCTCTTACATACAATGGGTCTGCATATGGAGGTGGTGGAGGTGGTGGAGGACAGGGATATTATGGTGCTGCTGGAGGAGGTGGTGGAGCGGGAGCAGGGGGTAATGAGTTTGTAGTAGGCGGTAATGCGTCATCGAATACTGGCTCTGGCGGCGGCGGAGGAGGGCGGGATAAAGCCGGTGGGAGTGGAGGAAGCGGAGTTATTGTGATGTCCTATGCATTTCCGTCCCCCACAACCATATTTTCACTGGGATCCGCCTATATCGACGTTAGTAACAGTTTACGATTATTGTCTACGTACAACACGGTAATATCCGCGTCTTCACTGGTTATTCAAAATTCTACTTCGATCTCAGGTAATTTAGGAATGAATTACTGTAATATCACGGATATCGGTAGCAACGTGTTTGCAGGACTACTTCCTATAACTCCCGATTTATTCACGGTAACATCTGGAACTCAAGGAACATCATGGACGTCAAATGTTTCTGGAGGGAGGAAGTACTATACGTTCTATAGTAATTGTACAGTTACCGTTGGAGTATCTTCGGGTGCGATTGAATACTTCGCGTTAGGTGGGGGAGGAGGCGGAGGAGCAACTCTAGGTTCTGGTGGAGGCGGAGCCGGTGGTCTACAAACAAACGTTTCATCAACTACGTTCCAAGTCGCTTTTTCTAGTCAGTACAGCACTATACCGTCGTTAACAGCAAATTCAAATTATACAATTGCCATTGGTGCTGGGGGTGCTGGAGGAAGCAACGGCAGCAATACGACAATTGTGGGAACGGGAATATCTATTACTGCCTCGGGTGGAGGTTCAGGAGCAAGTCAGGGTTCAGGATCAGCGGGTGGATGCGGAGGAGGAGCTGCAAATAACTCAGTTGTTAATCTTTCTGGAGCTGGACAACAGGGAGGCGGAGGCGGCGGACCGGGTACTGGATTAGATGGTAGTCGTGTGTGGTCCCTAGCTGGCGGTGGTGGAGGTATCGGTGGAAAAGGAGGTGATGTAAAGAACGGAGGACCTGGAGGCGATGGCTCAAACGCATCTGGAAACGGAGGAACAACACTTACGTTCAATGGGTCTGCGTACGGAGGTGGCGGTGGTGGTGCGGGAGGAATGAGTGGATTTGTATTTAACGGAACAGGTGGGGGTGCAACTGCAGGTGCAGGAAATAGTACAGGAGCGGGAGGTTCAGCATCGCCAAATACTGGATCTGGCGGTGGTGGTGGAAGTAATGTGGGTGGATCTGGTGGGTCTGGAATTGTCATAATTTCATATCCGTTTACTAGCGGGTTTACGATCACCCCACTTGGAACTGTTTCGATAGACTCGTCCAGCAATTTGAAACTGTCTGCTACGTCGAACATTGTGGTGTCATCTACGACCGCATTCTCGTCCAACGTAACTATAACAGGGACAGCAACATTTGGATCGAACGTGACAACGAACGGAGTTGCTACAGTAAGTTCACTGCTGGTGACGTACACATCGTCGCACGGAGGAGTGTCTACGTTCGGATCGAATATCACGGTGGCGGGAACGCAGTCAAATACCTATTCTGGGAACAGCGTCGGACTCACTATTACAGGAAACGATACGGTGGGAGGATCAGGATACATGAACTTCATGCGTGTCACCAACACCTCTACCGGGGCTACCAATCCAACCAAGACATTTCGTATCAATCCCACCGGAGGGTTGGAGCTTCTCAATAGTGCGTATACCTCCAATATTTTCAGTATTGCCGACAACGGAATTTTACAGGTGGGGGGTGATACGTCTGCGGGGACAACTAACAATTCTCCCACATCAAAATACCTTTCGTTCAACGCACAGTCTCAGATATACGATGACGGAAACTTCCATATTCATACAACAAACAATGGAGGGTCTATGTGGATGAACACGAGCGGGGGACAGATCAATTTGATCTCCCAGCAGGTGGGCGGAGGATCGTTAGGATCAGGTGTCGGTATCGGAACATCCAGTCTCACAGCCTTTGTATCCATCAGTGGAACCAAGACATACTCGCTCAGTAGCTACGGATACCTTGCACAGAGCGGAGCCGGCACCGGTGGTAGCACTGGTAATGTGGGGTTCAGCCTATTTACAAGTGGACGTATTCAGTGCACGGAGTTGGATGCCACCTCCGACGAACGTCTCAAGGATATTTCGGGGGGTATTACGGCCGAGGACGCCCTGCGGTTTGTTCAGAGCGTGAGTGGAATGTACTACTCGTGGAAATCTGACCCCTGCGGAGGCCTGCGATCGGGGTTCATTGCCCAGGATATTCACAGGGCAGGGTTTGACCATATGATCTCGGCGATCCCGAGAGCAGACATATGTGGTCAAGTAGACGATGACGGGTTCACGCACCCAGAAGGAGCCCAATTAACTCTGAATTACAGTTCAATCACACCGTACCATCACGAAGCCATCAAGTATTTACTTGATCGCGTCAGGCGGTTGGAATCTCAGATTTCAAGTTTAATGTCACGGATATAAATAATGGCTGCGTTACTTGGGTACACAAACGTCAACGGACTGTCGATCCTCGTGAGTGGAAGCGGAAGCGTATCGGGAACGTTAACTGGTACTTCAACCGGTCCCGCGGTGCTTGGGTACACAGTCGTAAACGAAATCCTGACGGGATCAAACAGCACGCTATACATTACCAACGCGAGTGGTGGATCTTGAAGATTACTGTTTACTCACACGAATACTCAATGTTCTATTGGAAATCAGGCAAAAAACTTTAATTCCCTGAAATTTTGTCTGAAACGACTGAACTTGACTGTTCACACTTTTACCAAGCAGGAATGATATATATTCATACGGAGTCCTTTTGATTCCGTCTGAGCATACAGGAGGGACGGTAAACTGAACGGAAAAAATTGTGAACGGACTTTGGAATCCCGAGTTCGCCCATCGGGATAATGGTCCGCTGAAATCAGGGGGAGTAATAAACGGCTGGAGTCCCGCCCGGTCAATATCTTCCTGGTGACGAGCGGTCGCCTGATTTTTCAGGAGATCGCTAATGTTTGAATTATACCCGGACATTGCTGATTATAACTTGATGACAACAGAATTCTTAGCGGACTTGCGTTCCGATCCACCCGACCGCTTGAGCACTGACTTGCGAGCGGGTTGAGGGGGAGGAGGTCCAGCCGAAAATGTCATGGGAGGGGCGGTGGGAGCCTGGGTGGGTGGCATGGGAGTGGTATTTGTGGATCCGATCTTCTTCTCCTCCTTATTGATCTTGTTCAGGATATCACCAATACCCATTCCACTTCCACTCGGCATCTTCATCTCGCGAGCCGGAGCCTTGAGGGGGATAGTGCGTGTCTGAGCGGGCGGTGGCTGGTTCGTTCCGCCCAGGAACGACATAAGTCCGGCAAGAGGATTATCAAAGTTGGAGGTAGGGGGCATCTGTACGGGTCCGGGGGCGGGGGCAGAGCTGGGGAATGTAGGAACTGTTGCACGCTGCTGTTGCTGCTGAGCCTGCTGCCGGAACTGCTCGGTCTGTCCCTGCATAGCCTGAGCCGCCATCTGCCGGGCAATATCGGGGTTCTGACGGAGAATCTCCTGAATATTAGGAACCGGAGCCTTCATTGCCATCTGGTTGGTGAGGTGAACCATATACACCATGAAGCAAGTACGCATAGGAATGCGGACGAGCGGGTGCATACGCATCTGGTCACCGTAGAGATCATACAGCTCCTCAAAATCCTCTTCCAGATCGCCAACATTCATCTGGGCACTCTGGGACAGACCGTCGAGTTGGAGACCGAACATCTTCACCATGTTCACATTCTTGGATCCCCACTCAAGAGCGGACATACCAGTAATGAACCATTCGCTAAACTGCTTGATGGTGGCATCCATAGCCTTCTCCTTGCGAACAAACTCTAGCTCCATCTCCATCTCGTCAAGAGGCGAATCCATAGTAAACCGCTTGCGGATGGGTACACCGAGTTTGTTGAGACGCTCAAACTTGCGGAGGAGTTCGTACTTCTTCTTCATGATGGCATCCTCGGACATCTTTGGAGCCTGGGATACAGGCTTAAGATAAGCCTCGGCATTCAAGTTCTCGACGCCATCCCACGACTTCGTATTCCCAACATCGGCAGCGGATGGGACGAGGCGGGGCGGGGGCACGGGCTCGGAAGGAAGATCCGTAAAATCAAGGTTAACTGTCTCCATATCAGGAAGCTTGGTGTCCATCGCCGCCGAGGACGAAGAGTTCATTAAAAGATCAGCACCGGGAACGTCCATTATGTCTCCTCCGCATCCTCTTTGTAAGATGTAAACGCGAGCGACGCCGAGTTTTTCCCCTGCCACCCTTGAGAGGAGTTGAGGCGAACTTCCGTCCTTCTACGACAGTTTTGTACTCTCCCATCCCCGACCGGGAACAATTTGAACAGATATACTGTCGGTTCCCGCTCCCCAGATCTGGAGCGTCTGGTTCATATTTGCAGACACAGACGGCAGGGAACTGCACGGGCGGAGGGCGGGGTGCCGATGCAACTGAAAATGAGGTAGGGGACGAAGGAGGAGACACAGAAAACCCTTCTGCTGTACCAACGCGAGGACGTTTCGTCATCAATTCTTCAGCAGCACTTTTCATAGTTTCTTTGGCGGTCGTTTTAAGAACGTCTTTCACTCCTTTCATGAATTGCTGACGAAGAGTGGGTCCGAGTCTGGACATCCCTATATTATACTGGATGCTCTAAGAAATACAGACCCTGCAAAAAACTATCGGCTAAATCGTCCTTCTTCTTATGCGAACGAAAAAATGAGATGTTTGCGGAGGGACACAGTTGCTCGCAGTGTACGATACCCGTCTTCTTGCGTCCGCGGTAGGTTCCTGTCGTGTCGCCTGCCATAGTGATATTGTCCAGCTTATGGATCGCAGACACACCTTTGGTGCGATAACCCCGACATGCAAAGTACATATGAATCATGGCTTGGACAGCAAACATCCGCCGATCCAGCTGGTTCTCACATACTACGAGATCTGCACCATGCCACCAATCTGTCCTGCGATCAAGCGAAGAAATGATATCCGTTACTAGGTCGAGGACTCCACCACCTGCTGCTCTAGCATTTCCCTTGAACTTTGACCATCCCGCCTTGTTCATTTCAGCCCAGATAGCCGGAACCAAATCCTTCTTCGTCTTCTTATCCGAAAGACCGTACGTCTTGGACATCTCCTGAAGTTCGGGGATGGTCTTTTTACCGAGGGCAGCCTTGGTCATAGTGAGGTTCTTTGGACGGTGGCGGGAACATGCTTGGGTACCAGCTCCAGCCTGAACCCACATGGCAGGTTTCGAGCACTTGTAGCAGGATGTCCGAGCATGTCCGTTTTTCTCACCGATGACGTCAATCACGTCCCAATGGGCAATACACATATCTGTCCTGGAAGCACCTTCAAGGACACATATGGCTAAATTACGAAGCCCGATATCAACACTTATGAGCTTCATATTCTTATTGGTTTTATTAAGACGCTGCCTGTAAGAGTGAAATCAGAGTAGACTTCTTGTCGCTCTTGCTGTAAGGAATACCCTTAGCTGTCAGCAGTTCGCGGAGCTGAGCCGCCGTCTTTCCGCCAAGAGTAGCCATGTCCTCACCCATCAGCTCAACATCCTCTCCATCGTGCTCAGCCTCAGCGTCCTCATGAACGCTGACCCGGTCATCCTGGGGCTGAGCTTGGACTGGAGCAGACAGTTCGTCTTCATGCGATACTTCCGGCTCGGGCTCGGACTGGGACTCAGACTCGGGGACGTGCTGGGCAAATGTTGGAGGTGGGGCTGTAATAGCAATAGCCAGGGCGTTGATCGCCTGAGCCATGCGGGACTGCTGAACATACATCCACGCAACCAGACCAGTCAGAATAAGAACAATACCGGCGACGAGTGCTACGACACCATGAAAGAACTCCATGTTTCCTAGTTTACCTTGATGGATACTTAAAAATCGTCCGAATCAAACTTGATCGTCATGTCCTCCTTCCGGGCACCGACCCCTGCCTTGGAGTAATCTGACACCTTCCGCTCAAAGAAATTGCCCTTACCTTCCATCGAGATCATCTCCATAAAGTCGAATGGGTTTTGGACGTTGTACAGTTTCGGGACACCCAACTGAACAGCCAGGCGGTCGGCCACGAAGCGGATGTACTGCATCATGAGCTTGGAGTTCATACCAATGAGGGAACACGGCAGGGAGTCGCAGATGAACTCGCACTCGATCTCTACGGCACTCCCAATAATCGCGTGGATCTCGGAAACCGTAATCGGCTTCTCGCGATGGTACATTTCCACCGCAAAGACAGTGTGCAGTCCCTCATCGCGAGAAATCAGTTCGTTGGAAAAGGTCAGTCCAGGGAGGAGACCACGCTTCTTCAGCCAGTAGATCGCACAGAACGCACCGCTGAAGAAGATGCCCTCAACGCACGCAAACCCTACCAGACGAGTGGCAAACGACTCCGAGCTCTCAATCCATTCCAGAGCCCACTTGCCCTTCTTTTGAATACAGGGGATCGTGTCCAAGGCTCGGAAAAGACGGAATTGTTCGTCCTTGTCCTTGACATACTTGTCGATCAGGAGGGAATACGTCTCGGAATGAATACCCTCGATCGCGTTTTGAAACGCGTAGAACAGGCGTGCTACCGGGCTCGGAGTATCACGCTGGAACCGAGTCGCCAAGTTCTCCTGGACGATACCATCGGATCCGGCAAAGAAGGCAAGGACATGCTGGATGAAATGCTTCTCGTTCGAGGTCAGCTTATCCCAATCAGCCTCATCCTTGCTGAAATCAATTTCCTCGGGCGTCCAGAACGAGGCGACAGACTGTTTGTACAGCTGATACAGCTTGGACTCATCAGACTTGATAGGAAAGAGCGTGTAGCGGTCACCGAGAGTTGTCATGTCGTGTATATATCACGCAGAAAGTAGTTAAATCCTTTCCGTGTAATAAAAACAATACGAGATGAGCGTGGCACCGCCTCCCGCCACCTACACTGCGACAAACGATTTGAATGCCTTGAAGAATATTTTTGTTCCGCAGTACCAGTTCAGCAACGGGTATTACCATGCGATCGTGAACACTCAGCTGCCAGGAAACGTGGCGGTAGGTAACTCGACGACTGGATTCCTACTGACAGTGAACGGAGCTCCAACAATGACGCTCTCGGATCTCCAAAACTGGTCGTACTACCGGGCGACATCGAACTTGGTGATGAATTCAAATTCCATTACGACTGTTTCCAAACTGACGTTTGTGGGAGGAAATACGACGAACGCGTTCACAATTGACGCACCGAATGGGTTCATCAATGTGTCGGCGTACTACCTATGCGGAAACTTCATCAATTTATCGGGGGGTCTACCTGCGTGGGCAAATTACCCTGCCTCCACAAACGTGAATATGGTAGGGTACTCAATCAGTGCCGCCGCTTTCGTTTCCCTCTCCCTGGGCGGAACAGTGACAAACCCGGCGTCCAACGTCATTGGATTTTCGAACGCCGCGTTCGGCGAAACGATGCGAATCACGCAGTCGGGGCAGTTGAGCGTTGGAACCTCCGCCCAGTTTCCGGGGTTTTCCCTGGTTGTCAACGGATCGTCTCAATTCAAGTCGAGCATCATTATGACGACATCGGCGTACACTTCAGGTTCAAACTCTTTTTTCGTGAATTCCGTTCCATCAACAGTTGGAAATGTGGATATTCAGTTGGGGGCGTTGGGAGGAAACACGAATATGTATTTTTGCACAGGAGGAGTTGTGAACCAGCGGTTGAAGCTGGATAGTAACGGAAACTTCGCGGTCATGACCGGAACATTGACGACCACCGACGCAACGAAGCCACACTCGGTTGGAGGCATAATATTCCAGAACCAGAACATCAGTGCCACGTCTCTTACGATTAATGGTGTACCATACACCGGAGGAGTGGCGGCGGGTGTTGCGACCATAAATAGTACACTGTCTGGAAACGTTATCTTCACTGCTGGTACAAATATTTCGCTCTACACGTCTGGAAACAGTATTGTGATTGGAGTCTCGGGATCAACAGGTGGAAGTAGCATAGGAGTCACAAGTCTGAACACTCTCTCGGGAGACCTCACTCTTTCCGCCGGAACCAATATTTCGCTGTACACGTCCGGAAACACTATTGTCATTGGAGTCTCGGGATCAACGGGTGGAAGTAGCGGTGGAGTCACTACCATAAATAGTACACTGTCGGGAAATGTAACTTTCACTGCTGGAACCAATATTTCACTCTACAGTACGGGGAACAATATTACGATCAAAACAAACGTCTCTGGAACATATGGTGGAGTGGTGCTTTCGTCAAGTGTCGTAACTGCATCGGCTGTAAATACTACAGGTGTACTAAAAAGTTCAATCGGGGGGGTGGGATTACAGAGCGGCACAGTCTCCGCATCTGCACTGTATACCAGTCCTTCCACCTATCAAAATGTAATTGGAGGCGTAACCCTTCAGAACAACGCAGTCACAGTGAATAATATCAATATCTGTGGTGGATCCGTAGATTCAATTGTAAGCACCGTCAACGGATACAAATCAGATATTACGATAACTGGTGGAACAGGTATTCAACTCGCAACTATAGCTCAGCCTTCTTCTACTAACTTTGCTATCGGTACCTCCCCTACGAATGTTACAGTTATTACTCTAGCAGGTGCATCCATTACCCTGCCAGACACGGGGAGGGGAGATATATTCATTTTTGATGTAGGTTATTCAACAGGCGGAGCTCCTGTGTCTCTCCAGTTCCCTTTAGGATCTGCAGACATTCCAGCTGGAACATCCTGGAGAATAACGAACGCCAGCCCTAATACTGTTAGCTTTTTGTATAATGTTGCCCTTGCAGCCCTACCAAATATTGATCCGTTTGCCAATGGAACCTTTAGTTTGAATGCTAATACCACTATCCTACTTGTAAATACCGACGGGGCAAAAACATACTACAACGTCATCTAAACACCGTTCATGACCTTTTGAATCGATACGACCGATACTCCCGAATGCTTTGAGAAATCTTTGAGAAACGCCCGGATCTCCGCCTTCGTTTTGTCGTGGCACAAGACGCGAGCAATCATTCCCGAGACCATGACTTTCGGTGTATGTTCCAGTTCCTCGTCGGGGGACTTGAAGATATCCTGAATCGTTCCCAGAATCTCTGTCCGCTGATCTTCTTGGATCGAGAGCCCGTTCATCATCCGCTCTGCCAAGGACAGCTGGGTTTTCAGGAGCGGGTTCTCTTCGGCGTGAATTCCAAATGTCTGAATAGCTTTCGACAAGGAGCGGGTCGATACATTCACAATCTCAGACATCTCTTCGTGTGTCCGTGATACGCCCATACGACGGCACGCCACAAAGAACACGGCACCCATGAGAGCCCTCCGAGTTTCGCCACGCAATTTCAGGGCTTCCGTCTGTCCCCGAAACAGGGCACACGCTTCCTGGAGAATGGCCTTGGTAAATCCGTGGCGGTAAGCGTACTGATTCAGTGTTTCGAGAGCCGAGAGCCATGACCGCTCGGAATGGGAGGCGAGAGACCACGCGGACAAGCGTTGAATACTCTTGAATGCGGCAGACGATACTTTTCTGTTCATCGCCATAGACCCGTATGACGAGTCGGGGAGCAGCTGATTGATGGTCAAGCCGACACGCGATGGATCTTCATTCCGGTCTTCGGCACCATAATATCTCCACTCCGCACCTTCATCAATCGTCTGCTCCATAATTGTTCCACACGACGTACATACTCTCTGCCCTTCATCCACCAGAACTCCCTTCTCTGGATGGTCACACATTCCTCTTCTTGCCACCTCAGCCATGTCGTGTGTACAAATGTCCGTTTTTAACGACTCATGGAATGACGCAGGAAATCCATGGCAGAGTCGTCGTACACAAAGGGGCGGTAATCGGCTCCCGAACGAGGGGGAGCACGCAGTCTGGGCTGGGTATTCTGCGGCTTGATCCAGGAGATCACCAGGTTCAAGGTTGGAGTCACCCATACTTGGAATCCCTGTTCGGTAAGGGCGTCTCTGACATACTCCACGGCTTCGCGGTGATCGTACAGGGGGTACCCAAACACAAACGAAGGAACATCATAGACAAAATAAGGGGCAGAAGGGTTCTGAATCGCATACGTCTTGAGTTGGGATGACAGGTTTGACAGAACTGGACGCATGGCTTGCATTTTTGCAGTCTTACGTTCATCTTCCTGCTTCCACAGGTCTTTGGCCCGAAGCATTTTCATACACGCAGAAAAGAAGCACCAATGAAATACACGGTTCTAGGTTTGAACGGCGGAGGAATGCGTGGATCTCTACAGGTGGGTGCACTCCAGGAACTCGCGGAGCAGGAGGGGGAACAATGCCTGAGCTTAGTGTTTACCGGAGGAGTATACGGTATTTCTATCGGAGCCCTCATCGCAACTCTCATCGCGTTCGAGTTTTCAGTGGACGAACTGAACATGCTTACTGGGCTTCTGGGAAATATGCAGGATGCCTTCAATCCCTTGCGTCTTCAAACCCTGTTGAGCCTCACCCAAACGAACGGGATAGATGATGGCTCGAAAATCTACGCCCTCCTCGACCAGGAATTCAAGAAGCGTGGACTGGACTTTTCAACACTGCGTATCGGAGACGCAGCCATTCCGCTGAACATTATTGCGTCGGACTTGACAACTCTGAAAGTCACCATATTCAGACAGAGTATTCGGGTATGGGACGCACTGCGAGCTTCGTTTTCACTACCCTACATTTTTACGCCACATGAGATTCAAGACCACCTGTTTGTCGATGGTGCCCTTTTGTGTCAGAAGATCGTAGACGCCATACCTGCGAAAAAGCGGGCACACACTCTGCTCTTGTTGACAACACAGGAACCTAAAGTAACCTTGGACAATTATCTGGGAATGGTTCCGTTCTGTAAGTCGATCAAAGAAACCTATGGAACGAAAGCAGAGTATCCCGACAATACATGCTTGCTTGTTGAAGACGGGGCACAGATGGTCAGTTTCTGGAACTCAGAGGAGGTTGTACGGCACTTAATCGGTATTGGACGAGCTGCCTACCTTAAGTTCAGGACCGACAGCCTCCACAAGAAACTCGCGTAAGACTTCAGTCTTGGGCGGACCAACATACTCGAATGTCTTGGACGATGTCTGGAGTTTGTATGTGGGATACGAATCAACCTTGAACTCCGCACATTTCTTGTCAGATTCGCAATTAATATACCGGATATCAATGGTCTTTCCGCCATACGTACGATCTTTGAGAATTGCCTCCAGGCTGTGCATTACGGGCATGGCGTCTTGGGAGTAGGGGCACCATTTTGTATAGAAAAAGAGGAAGTGAGCTTTATCGTCTGGTATTCCTATTTCCTTGACCTCTTCGACAAGCATGCGGCTGGCGGGGGGGAATCCGCGAAATACCCAGTACAGTCCGACAAAAACAAGGAGGGTGACGAGAGTGACCCCACTGGCAATGAGTCCCGTCTTCAAGACATCCATCTTCTATTTATTTAGGATAGAGAACAGACGTTATTTTCCGTTCGCGAGCATACCATTCACGATACGCTTGGTGCTGAGGAGTACCAGAAGCCAATTTCCACATAAGACTATGTGTTTGACGCTCGGGTTCACCCAGAATATGGGGCTTTACGGTATACCACTCTCCGTTATACCGAAACATTGTTCTTTACATATACGAGTTCGCTGTCTTAAAAGCGGGCGGGGAATCCAACGAGGTTGGCACCAATACCGAAGCCGGCACCCGTGCGGGCCGAGGAGCCGACAGAGGGGGCATAGATATCGAGGATGGCGAACACGGCGAGGGCAGTGAGGGCGATCGTGCCGATCTCGTCGACGCGGAGCTTCTTGCCCGGGAGCAGGTAGCATGCGACGGCGACGGCGAGGCCCTCCAGGGCGTACTTGACTAGACGCTTAACGAGGTCGGCAACATCAATGCCAACAGACGGGGCGGGGGCAGCCTTGGCAGAGGGATCGGACATTTGTTTATACTTGAAGAAGGAGAAAAATTCAGGTGGGTTTGGAATAAGTAAATAAGGAATGATCTCGACGTATGTCGTTATTATTTTATACGTTCTAGCCATCGTCTCCCTGGAAACCTGTGCGATGAGTTGTTTCAAGACATCCATAGAAGACTGGCGGTTCTTCCTCCTCGGTGTATTCTTTTATTCAATCGTCGGACTGATGCTGGTTCAGACATTCAAGCTCACTGGATTGGCCTTCACCAACGCCCTGTGGTCGGGTCTGTCAGTTATGGCGACAACGACGGTGGGAGTCCTCTATTTCAAGGAACGACTGCACCTCCACGACTACCTTGCGATTGCGATGATTGGAGGTGGGGTTCTGATCTTGAAATTCACTGAGTAGAAGAATAATGGATAAAGCTTTTTCGTCTATTGTCCTCTTATCCATCGTAGAGATCTATGGAGACTTTGCCCTGAGGTTCTACGCCCAGACAAACAACCTGACGTACTTTTACCACGGTATCGCAGGATACGCGGGCGTCGTGTTCTTCCTCATACAGTCATTGCGACACGGTAACGTCCTGTACGTGAACGGCATGTGGGACGGAATTTCGGGGATCCTGGAAAGTGCGGCGGCATACGTGGTTCTGGGAGATCGTCTAGAGAAGCCGATACAGTATGTCGGACTTGTCTTGACGTTTGCGGGAATCATGCTGATGAAAGCTTAACGGTTTACTTGTGTCCGACGAGCTTCCACACCATCTTGTGAGTGAGCATCCAGACGGCACCGAACACTGCGGCATGGGTGAGGTTCACCGTCATCGTGGACGCCCCGGGAGGGAGGCGAACCAGGACGCCGGGGGTGAGGAGATAGAACAGGACAGCAGCATATACAGCCATTCCCCACATTTGTTTGTTTGTATACTCCCGCGGGAAAAAAGCATTTTAACGTCTAGAGAGGGGAAGTATAAATGAGCTCTCGGCAGAAGGTTGAGCTTCCGAAGGTGGACGACGACGGTGTGGTAGACTACCTCGATGAGGATCCCGAGCTCCCCAACCAGCGTTACTGTATTGTGTCCTTCATTTCACCCGAGAAGGTGATTGAGCGGAAGCAGGATTTTTTCTTCAAGAAGTTCCTGCAGTGGACGGACTACGATTTCAAGGTGAAGGGACTGGAGCACCTGGCTGACTTCCTCGCCAAGAAGTATTCCCTCAAGATTGACGATGTCATGAAGGATATCCACGATTTTGAGAAGACGCACCGCGACGAGCTGAAGAACTCGGATGTCCCGGAGCAGTACCAGGTGTTTCTCCTGAAGCACGAGAAGGAGGTGCAGGAGGCGTTTGACAAGGCGAACAACTTCCAGTGCAATATTCGTGGTGTCAAGGTTCGCCGTGCCTTCCCGTCGTACGAGGAGGCTCAGCTGTGGTGCAAGGTTCTCCAGCGGAAGTACCCGAAGGACAACCTCATGATCGGTCGTATGGGTTGCTGGCTGCCGTGGGAGCCGTCCGAGCACCTCATGGAGAACGTGGAGTACGCGAACTCGCAGCTGAACGAGATCATGCGGAAGTACAAGGAGAACGAGGCGAATCGCGAGCTGTTCTTTGCCGAGGAGCGTGAGGCGTCAGTGAAGGCTCAGAAGGAGGAGAATGCCAAGCGTAGGGCAGAGCAGAATCAGCTTCAGGATCTCGCGAAGCCCGTTCACCCAGCAGAGGGAGCCATGCGAGAGTAGTAATCAACTATGCCCTGTCTTTTTCACCCACACGGATGGACCACGCCTCTGCGATGCCAGCTCGGCATTGTAGTCGTTAGCTGCCAACATCGTGGACATAAACGGCTTGTTATCCACCCACAGGGAGTCCGCACACATGTGGAACTGGGGGTGATCGCTGGCTTTGTACCAAAACACCTGGTCTTCCAATTTGTTCGAGCTCGACGAATTGCAGATCACGAGGCACTCGTAATTTTCCGTACACTGATCCATGAACTGACAGAACATCTCGAAGGAGGGGAACATACCTGCGTAGTTCTCGTAGATACGGCGGCGGTTGCCCAGAATGTTTTCGCGAAGAATGAAGACAAAATCGACGTTCGTGCGGAGATTAGGGGTAATACCGAGGGGGTACTGCATGGTAATCATGGTGGAGAGATCAACGTGACGGCCGTTCATGAATACGTAGCGGGTAGACTCCTCCTTGATCCACGAAGCGTCGTAGAGACAGTCGTCTAGAATAAGGAAGGCACGGGGGTCTACGTTTGACGCACCCGCTCCACGCTGTTGTTTCAAAGCCAGCTGACGCCGAATGACGTTCATGATAATTTCAGGTTTGTACTTGTCATGAATGAGTTTGGATGGAACCATATCCTGGAAGAAACGGTTTGCCACCTCTGTTCCGGAAATCACAGTTCCAATCGGGAACGCATCCTGGTTGTGAAACAGAATATCACGAACCAAGAAGGATTTTCCGGTATCCTTCTTACCAATAATCACAATCATAGGAGACTTGCGTGAATCAATCGCACATCTCTGTTTGATCATATCCATATTGAATTGACGAATGTTAAAGTTCATCTCCTTCCTTAGTATTTTCACAGGAGTAAATAATGTCAAAAAATACCCACGCATACACGATTCATACCATCCATCTGACCTCGGGGGATGCTGTGCGAGTCACAGGGAATATTGCGATTTACTCGGTGATCTATACAATCGCTGGAGCGTTTCTGTCGTATATTCTCTACTACCTATTTGACGAGTTCAACGAAAAATGGGAGGCCAGAGGGCTGGGGTATCAGCTCTTTGATGTATCGGCCGAAGTGAGTATTATTGGAGTGGTGGCCTTCTGGCTGGTCTACTTTATAAACGTATCAGCTCCAATTATCCCTGTCCGCAGAGGGCTGGAAGATTTCGTGGACTCCTACACTGCTGGTCTGTTCTTCATGTTCGCCATCTTTATTTTCCTGGGAGATCTTACCAAAAAACTGACTTACATTTTTGATACGTTTGTAGGGTCACACTTTGACCGAGTATTCCCCGCCGAAGGGTCTATCATCGACGGATCACTGCGGTACAGTGACAAGCAAAAAGCAGGGAAGTAAACATAACGGGAATGCCTAAACCTACGCCCGACTTGCGAACATCCAACGTCCAATTGGATGTTCAGAAGTACTCGAACCTTCCGGGACTCCAGGAACAGTCGCAGAAACTCTGGGGTCTTCGCCGCATCCAGCCCTACTTTCCTTCCATCCAGAAACTGTTCAAGCTGGAGAATGTCCGTATGCCGTACCACTACGGACTGAAACTCCAGCTTCCGATCCAAACGATCAGTTCGGAGTCAAGTGTCTACGTGTCTGGAAAAGAGGTTCCGATCCATCTCAAGAAAACGATGCTGTTCTCGCCGTACCGGGTCATGCACGGGGACTATGCGGGAACGGGACTTCCAAACACAGATGATACGGTATCGGAACCCCTGCGTATCCAAAGTCCTTACAATGCCGCATACGTCGGAGCCCTAGCCTCTGTAGTTCTCTCGGAATCTGGGTGCCAACATTTCCCGAAAGTGTACGGCGTGTTCTCTGGAATCGCTGAAAAGCATGTTTTGGATATCTCAGACGATTACGAGGATCTGTGCGATCGTCCATGGTTCTCTCAGAACATCGGACACTTTTTCGACCTGCGTCTCCGCAAGGCGGAACTCCCAGTGCTTGAACTTTCTGATGCGACGGAGTCCATAGATATAGGTGCAGTAGAACTCGAACCCCTTGCTCTCCCATCTCCACCAGTGGACATCATACAGTATGAGCCAGAAGATACGCACGACGATATGGGCGAATCAGACAGTTGTTCAACAGATTACGTATTCAAGGTTCACTCAGCCGCAAGTGATAGCGAAGACAGTGATGATGAAGATAGCGAGAGCGATGAGACCGGCGAAGGGTTTTCACAGGATGAGTTTGACGAGGCGTTTGCCCACGCGATCTTCAAGGATGCCCCTATCCAGATCACGGTTATGGAGAAGTGCGAGGGGACACTGTACCTTCTGTTCAAGGAGACGTCCGATGTGGCAAGGCGGTGTGCGTGGATGGCTCAGGTGATTTTTGCTCTGGCGTACGCCCAGCGGACGTTTGCCTTCGTGCACAATGATCTCCATGTGATGAACGTCATGCATGTTCCCACTGCCTCCGAGTTCTTCTACTACAATGTGGGGGGCAAGAGTTATCGTGTTCCTACCTACGGCAAGCTGATCAAGATCATCGACTTTGATCGGGCGTCATTTTCAGTCAAGGTTCCGAAACTGAAAGATTCCAAGTTCTTCATGTCCGACCAGTTTCATCAGGACGAGGAAGCGGGGGGGCAGTACAACATTGCTCCGTTCTATAATTCCAAGTACACTGAAATCAAGCCGAATCCGTCATTTGACTTGGTGCGTCTTGCTACGTCACTCTTCTGGGACTGTTTTCCAAAGGGTCCCGATGATGAGTACACGTCAAATCCGTTATTTAAGATGTTCATGACGTGGCTGACACTTC